TTCGATTGGTAACCTTGCTTCAAAGAAAGAAATGGAAGATGCACTGAATGAAAAGTCAGTTGCTGATATGTCACGAGCAAAAGCACTAAAAGGTTTGTTCCGTATGGCAACACCATATCTTGCTATGAAAAGTATTCCATTGCTTGCTGTAAATCATACTTATCAAGAAATCGGTTTGTTCCCCAAGGCCATTGTCTCTGGTGGTACGGGTATCTATTATTCAGCAGATAATATCTGGATTCTTGGTCGGCGGCAGAATAAGAAAGGTACCGAGGTAACTGGTTATGACTTTGTTATTAATGTAGAGAAATCTCGTTATGTAAAAGAAAAATCTAAAATTCCTATCTCAGTATCATGGGACGGCGGTGTAGAAAAGTATTCTGGCTTACTTGAAGTTGCTATGGCTGGAGGATATGTACAAAAACCAAGTAATGGTTGGTACGAGTCTGTAGATCCTTCAACTGGTGAAGTAACATCTGGTAAAGTACGTGAAGCACAAACTCTTGAAGAACAATTCTGGGAACCAGTATTTAAGAATACAGATTTCAAAGATTTTATTATGAAGCAGTTCTCTATTGGACATAAAGCTTTAGTGGATCCAGATGCTATTGTTGAGGAAGAATAATGGGTAAACATATTAAAACAAAATTAGATTATGAAATGATTGCAGACCTAGCTAAGGAAGTTCATAGGTTAGATCCTGAGAATCCTGTTCTATCGAAGTATCTAGCAATGGAAAACTTTGAAGGATCTGAACTACGTAAAAGTTTATCAAAATGATTAACTTAGATAAATTAAGCGAAGGAATCCACTACGTACTTCATAAGATGGATGCTGTTGATAATGAACAAGCATGGGAAGTTGAGTTTCGTGAAGGAAAATACAAAGGTACTACATGTGCATATGGTAACGTAAAGTTTGATGGAGTAAATAATAAGTTAGCGTTTACGTTAGCAATCCGTCAAACACCTATCGATAACTTAAGTGCAGAAGATCCAGAGTTTAAGGACTACGCTGGAATTATACTCGAAGATTTAATAAAAACTAATTTGGCAAATGGAACATTGGTTTATGGTGAAAACAAAAATAACTGAAGAGTGGCAAGAGAACAGGGACTATAAGTTAATCCCTGAAAAGGATGAGTTCTGGCACATTGAAATACTTAAGGGTGATTACTCGAGTTGTCATATCAGCTACACTAGCATTAAGATAAATGAAGAAACACTAGAGCTTAAGTTTGACTACAGTCTAGAATATACACCTATTGAATGGGTAAAGGCTGGTGATCCTGGACTAGATAAAACAGCTAGTCATATCTTACATAGCATATTGATGTCAACACTAAATGAAACTGGAAAAACTTCTTAGATGAGAATAGTTGTTTACTTTCTAGAAAAACTATATTATAATAAATTATGATAAACAGGAGGTTCCAATGACAGAAGTTGACATTTTAAAAAAGAACGTAAGAGATCTACAAGAACAATTGCAGAACGCATATAAACGCATAAAGGAACTATCCGAACGTGAATAATATTAACATTGAACAAACTATCTTACGCAATCTTCTTACCAATGAGAAGTATACGCGTAAGGTATTGCCGTTTGTACAACCAGATTATTTTGAAGGCGTTTACCAACAACTATTTAAAGAGATAGCTAAGTACGTTGCGAAGTATAATAAACTACCAAGTCAAGAATCATTTAAGATTGAGTTAGATCAATCTGATAAATTTAATGATGAACAGTATCGACATGCTGTAGAAATTATTCCTAGCATATTTAATACTGAAAAGATTGATGATAAGTGGTTAGTTGATACTACAGAGAAGTGGTGTCAAGATCGCGCTGTCTATAATGCTATCATGCAATCAATTACTATTATTGATGGTAAACACCAGACTCTTACAAAGAATGCTTTGCCAGATATTCTATCACAGGCTCTAGCAGTTTCTTTTGATACAAACATTGGTCACGACTATATTGAAAATGTTGGTGAACGTTATGATTTCTATCATGAGCAAGAGGAAAGGATTCCATTTGATCTTGAGTTCTTTAACAAGATTACAAAAGGTGGTCTCCCCAACAAAACACTGAACATCGCTCTTGCTGGCACAGGTGTCGGTAAGTCTTTATTCATGTGTCATGTTGGTGCAGCTTCTTTAACTCAAGGCAAGAATGTCTTATACATAACTATGGAAATGAGTGAGGAAAGAATCGCTGAACGTATCGATGCTAATCTACTTGATGTACCGATCGATCAACTCGAACATCTTTCCAAAGAGATGCTAACTAATAAGGTTTCCACTATTGCTTCTCGTACTAACGGTAAGCTTATCATTAAGGAATATCCTACTGGCCAAGCAAACACATCTCACTTCCGTGCTTTGTTAAATGAATTGAAGTTAAAGAAGAACTTCATACCAGACATTATCTTTATTGATTATTTAAATATTTGTGCATCTAGTAGAATGAAAGGAATGGGTGGTGCAATCAACTCATACTCTTACATTAAAGCAATCGCTGAAGAGATACGCGGCCTTGCGGTCGAGTTCAACGTACCGATCGTCTCTGCAACGCAGACGACTCGTGCTGGTTATGGCTCTTCGGATATTGGGCTTGAAGACACAAGTGAGTCTTTTGGATTACCCGCAACAGCAGATTTAATGTTTGCACTTATATCCAACGAAGAACTAAACTCGCTTGGTCAGATACTAGTAAAACAATTAAAGAATCGTTATAACGATCCGACTCAATATAAACGGTTTGCATTGAAAGTAGATCGCTCCAAGATGAGGTTAGAGGACGCAGACGGCGGCTCTGACGGATTAGTTGATGATACTCCAACTTTTGACAAAACAAAAATGAATGAAAGATTTAAGGACTTTAAGGTAGAATAAAATGCAAGATGTAGAAAAACTATATAGTAAAGTAATGAGCTTCGCAGATGACTTACTTTTTGAAAATGAACCACTCGCTGTTGCAGCAGTGTTCAACACAATATCGCTTTCCATGTGGAAGACAATGTTATCAGAAGGTGACTATAGCGATATGATTCAGGCAATTGTAGATAACTCAGATAATGTAAAAACGTTGTCTGCTGAGGGAGGCTCATTGCATTGACGCATGCACGTCTCATCTCATACTCACAACCTGTACGGCACGTACACTCAGGCGAACTCGGCATCATGGGTCTCGACAACATCCAAGATGTCATCGCGTATTGTGCCCGTGTCTCCAACCCACAGAACCAAGCTAACACCAAGACAACAACAAAGTTACTCGACTACCTCATCAAACACAAGCACTGGTCACCATTCGAAATGGCCAGCGCCTGTATCGAAGTCACAACGACAAGAGACATCGCAAGGCAGTTCCTCAGGCACAGATCGTTTTCATTTCAAGAGTTTTCTCAGCGGTATGCTAGTATCAATGATCTTAATAATGATTTTGTTCTAAGAGAAGCACGACTACAAGACGATACGAATCGTCAGAACAGTGTTGAAGCAGGTGATGCAGCTCTAGAGGCTTGGTGGCACGCTCAACAAAATTTTGTAATCGATCATGTAAAGAGGATCTACAATGAAGCGCTCGAACGAGGAATCGCCAAAGAACAAGCAAGAGCAATCTTGCCAGAAGGGAACACAGTTTCTAAGCTTTATGTTAATGGTACCATTCGTAGCTGGATTCATTATATCGAGCTACGTTCTGCAAACGGGACACAAAAAGAACATATGGAACTGGCCAGAGAAATAGGCAGAGCTATTAGCGTAATCTATCCAAAGGTAAATGAATTTCTTTCGTAGGGTTTACTTATTATGCAAAAGGTGATATAATGTATAAAACAATAGAGGACATTAAGTATGAGTACTAATTGGGTACAGGACATGGCAGACATGCATAAGAAGTATGGTGTCAATGAATGGTTTGAAAAGAATAAAGATGATAAAGTACTTATGAACAAGTACCTTATGTTTCGTTTGCTTATGTGTCAAGAAGAACTACATGAAACTATGCAGGCTGCTAACTCTGGTAACTCAGAAGAAATCGTTGATGGCTTGATTGATCTATGTGTTTTTGCTATTGGTACGCTCGATGTATTCAACGTTGATGCAAGTAAAGCATGGGACGAGATATATAAAGCAAATATGAATAAACAGGTTGGCGTAAAGCCAGGACGACCTAATCCGTTTGGTCTACCAGATCTATTGAAACCCGATGGATGGGTAGGACCGAACCATGAAGATAATCATGGAGAATTAGCAAAAGGCTCGTAACATGGCAAGTAAAAAACTCTGGAAGAAGGTAAAGAAAATGGATCTAGGAAATCCCGTAATAACCGCTTTGGTTGGCTTAGTAATATTTTACATTGGACTCAAAACATTCTCAGGTGGTATGAAGTCAATGGGTAACATGGACCACCTGCAATTCTTTTTAGGCAATCCAATATACATGTTTATTGGTGGAATAGTAATGACACTGCTCTGGCAGTCGTCTTCATTATCAACCACTGCAATCATTGCATTAGTTGCTTCAGGCGCTTTACCACTACCGGCTGCTGTTGCTGCTGTGTTAGGAGCTAACATTGGAACTACTGGAACCATATGGTTAGCTGGTTTCTTTGTATCTGATGGCATGCCTAAAGGTGATACCTTACGAATAGCTATGGCACATACTGGTATGAACCTTATGATGGCACTTATGTTGCTACCGTTTGTAGGAAGAATAGCACAGTTCTTAACAAAATTCTAAGTTATTGTTTTCAAACAAAACAAAAAGGTGTACATTTGGTTTTAACTATGGTAGTATAGTCTATAGGAAATGAAGGAGACTATACTATGATTATAATTAAAGACATACAAGATGCAATGACAATGAGAAA